TTTTCAGATCAAATACCTTTTTTTGTAGAGAAGACAGAAAATAGACTCTCAAATGATCTAGACGATTTTGGTCTAGATTTTTTTACTACAGTATCTTGCTCAATTGGAAATCCAATTGTATCTTTGCCTGTAGATACAAAAATTGTTAGAAATGTAAATGTTATATCTAGTGCATCATCTACAAGAACAAGTTTGTTGCAAAGAACGTATGAGTATGCTATTGATTACTGGCCTCATGCAAGTGCATCTGTAGGCGATCCTCGATATTATTCACGTAAGACAAACACAGAGATTTATATTGTACCCACTCCTGCATCAGCAGTTGATATTGAGGTACAGTTTGTACGCAAACCTATAGGTCTAGCTTCTGCAACTGGAACAAGTGTAACAACTACTAATTACTTTAGTGAGTTTTGCTATAACGCTTTATTTTATGGTTGTATGATTGAAGCTACCATGTATATGAAGAGTTGGAATGATCTTCAAATATGGGAAGGTCAATACCAAAATGCTATTAATCAACTTAGAAACCAAGCTCGTCGTACTCGTCAAGATGATATGGCACAAGCAGCAAGTCCTGCTGGCAGTCCTGATACGGTGATTATGGGATCAACATAATGGCTATCGGTAGAAGTAATATTTCTAATCAAATTTCAAAACCTAAAAATAAAAAGAAAAAAAAGAAGAGAGTTTATAAAAGGAGAAAAAAATGAAAGACTTTGTATCAGGTTCAGCAGCACGTAAGCTTCCCAATCTTGATCCAGATTTGAATGAGATTGTAGGTCGCCCTACAGGTCAGGGATTTGGTGCAGCTAGGAAAGGACCAAATGTGGTTGCCTCTTCTGACAAAGACCTCATGAAAGAGGAGGACTAGTCATGGCAGAACCTAAAAATATTTCTCAAGCCCGTAAAATGGGTAAAAGTTATTTTATAGGAAAAGACGGAAAACGAAAAGCTGCTGTAACTAAAGAGGAACTTAAAAAGTCAGGATTATCTTTGCGTGATTATTTAAATAAACAACAAGGTAAAACAAGACGAAGTGCTGCTAAAGTTGCGGATAAACCTAAAAATAAAACACCACGTAAAACACCTGCTCCTGTAAAAGCATCTTCAGGTGCTGATCTTAGTGCGCCTAAACTTAAAGCTTCACCGTCAAAACGTACAGATACAGGTCAACGTCCTGATAATCGTCCTGTTAAATCTACTCCTAAATCTAGACCAAGAGGATCGTCTGCTCCAATAAATATTACAGGAGGAATTGTGCCAAGCCGAGGAACTGGCAAAGCTAATCCATATAAATATGTAGGTAAAGGCCCAAGAGGAAAACAAGGCCAAGCTCCTGTTCCTACAACTGAAGAAAAAGTACAAATGGCTGGACTTATTCTTGGTGGTTTAGGTGGTCCAGGAGCAAAGGTTGCTACTAAAGCAGCTACAACATATGGAAAACCTTTTGTAAATCAGCTAATAAGAAAAATTAAAGATTTATCTAAAAAGGAACAAGAAGATATATTAAAGTCAGTTTATCGAAGTAATTTATCTAAAAAAGAAGTTACTGAAGCTGTTAAAAATGCTGAGTCTCCAAATAATATAATAGCACAAGTAGCTCGACAAAAATCAGCAACATCTGGACAACGTGCTTCAGGAGAAAAACCTTTTAGACAGACCACTGTAAGGAAAAGACAAGAAGCTCGTAATAGACAAAGACGTCAAGAAACTAAAAGAAAACAAGAATTAGAAAAAATGAATGTACAAGGAGCAGGTTCTACAAGGATTCCTAGTGCTAGATTACGTAAAAAAGGCGGTTCTATTGTAGCACGTAAAGGTGGAGGTATGGTAGGATCAGGTAATGATCTTGTAGCCTCTATATACGATTAAGGAAAAGTTCTATGGCTATGTATTCTAAAGGTTTACAACGTCCTCAAAGAGAACCAGCAAAAGAAAGGCGTCAACGACAAATATCGTTTAAAAAACCTAGAATACGTAAAAGTAAACGTCCCCGTTCTTTTTCTGTTAAAAAGGGAGGACAGATAATAAATAAAAAAATGGGTGGAACTTTTTTTGTTGCATCTCTGTACGATTAAGGAGAAGTTATATGTCTAATAAAAAGAACAAACCAAAAGACCCATCATTTGAAAGTTTTTTGCGATCAAATTTACAAGCTAAAACTAAAGAAAGAGAAAAGAAAAACAAACCTAATATTAAACCTAAAAACTTTGTTGAAGGTCCAAAGGCACCTCCAGTTAAAAAACGTGGTGGTGGAACTTTTGATATGGAAATAAAAATTCCTAAAGAAATGGTTACTCAAGGTGTAATGTATGGTTACAAAAAAGGTGGTCAGGTTTAATGCCTCCTAAACGTAAACGCACTGGTACAGGTATGAAAGGTCATACCATACGTGGCGGTCATAAACGTCCTACTAGAAGTGGAGCGGGTATGACTGCTAAAGGTGTGGCTAAGTATCGTAGAGAGAATCCTGGAAGTAAACTAAAGACTGCTGTTACTGAAAGAAAACCTACAGGTAAACGTGCAAAGAGACGTAAAAGTTTTTGTGCTAGATCAGCAGGACAAATGAAAAAGTTTCCAAAAGCAGCTAAGAATCCTAATTCAAGATTACGTCAAGCAAGGAGACGTTGGAGGTGTTAACAAAGGAGGTGCATTATTTCATATTTAATTAGTAATATACCACACTTTAAATGTTGGGTACGTAAAGAGTTTACACATAACCATCAAGAATATCAAGGAGAATACTTACACGGTTTAGCCATAGCAGTAAATACAATTCCAGATCGATGTCTTAGTTTTCAAGTTGTATTTACAGGTATTGATGAAGAAGAAAATATACATGGTGGAGCAATGTGGGCAAGAATGCCTATAACAGCTTTAATAGCAGATGAAGTTTTAGAAGAAATGCCAGACAGAATGGATACTCATCTAGCTCAACCTTGGGATTGCTCATCAAGAAATCATGCTATAATTGTAATGGATAGAGTTAGTTCAAGTCCTTGGTTATGTAAAATTAATGGAGAATTTTTTAAAGCTCGCTATATGTTTACCATAGATTATACTGATAGTTACATAAGCGATGATCCAGCACAACATAAACAAAGTCACGTATTACAATTAATTGATGCAGATAAATGGACAGGTAATATTGTAGCATTACCTAACAACAGAGTCAGAGTTACAAATCCTGCTTTGTGGGTAACAGGAGAAGGCGCTCCAGATTTTGCACCAAGTCAGTATATACACTCGTCAGAGATACATGATAGTTATACTGATCCACACATAACTTTTAATAATTTATATCAGGAGGACGATGATGCGTAAAAAAACTAAATACATGTCTAAAGGTGGAAAGATGACAAAGTATAAATCTAAAGGTGGTGCTGTAAAGCGTCGTCGTGGTGGTACGGTTCGTCGTAAGTCTGGTGGTAGGGCTAGGTAATGGCTAAACTTTGTCCCAAAGGTAAAGCTGCTGCAAAGCGTAAGTTTGATGTATATCCATCAGCTTATGCTAATATGTATGCATCTGCCGTATGTTCTGGTAAAATAAAATCAGGGGGCAAAAACAAAAAGATCAAAGCTAAAAAAGGAACTACTGGTGGTTTAAGAAAGTGGGTTGGTGAGAAATGGGTGGACATTGGTGCGCCCAAAAAAGATGGTAAGTTTCAACCA